AGTATCCAAACCTCTTACGCGCTCTAAAAACACGAAAGATACTTCCAGAGAAATTCCAATGGCCCAGACCAAAAACAGAGAAACGAAAAAGAGGTAGACCTAAACAAGAAAAGATTGAGAAAGAACCTGAAATCAACATAATACCAAAAGCATTTCGTGGTGGAAACAGAAAAGGACCTCACGCTTGCTTCCGAGCAGTAAAGACAGATACTGGCACAATATGTGGAAGATGTCGTAAAGAGTTCCAAACTATGTCGAAGTCTTGTAAAGACTTATGCCACTCTTGTAGCAACGCAAAAGCACTATGGGACAACTACAACTCTAATAAAGAAAACAACCCTTGTGTTCTAAACATACTGGGTAATGTGAAAGACAGATACTGTCATACCATACTGCAACTTCCAGACGGTCCTATGTATATAGGTATTGAGGTAGACAACAAAGAAAAAAGAAGATTATTTGATGCAGGGTATTTGTTTATTCTAAAATAATCCTTACATTTGTAGAAACTAAAATATATTATTATGAAAAGTAAAATCTACAAATGCTGCTTATGTAGCACAATTCAAAAAGGCTACGGCAACAATCCAGCACCATTAGTCGTAGACGATAAGTCTCAATGTTGCGACCTATGTAATGAAAAAGTAATACAAGCAAGATTTCTTGCTGCTTGGAACCAGGACCCGAACGAACTATAAACAATCCATATCAACCTTTTTTCGCTTTTGGAGTATAATATATATAACATAAAAAAAAAGGGCAAACAATGATAGACTACAAAAAAGAAAGAGCCAAACTCCTTACAAAGACGAGGAGTTTTGGGTTTAGAGTTCAAAAGCAAAACGGACAAATATATTTCGGTCATAAAGAAACAGGAGACGAACACCGAGTTTTGGATGATTTTGAGAATATAAGAGCATTTGTAAAACAAGCAGAGAGAGATTACAAACTAAAACAACTTGGACTATGATTGATGTAAAGAAAAACAACACAAACCTGACTGACGAAAGCCTAATAGAGATGAGCCTTGCAGGTGGGGCATACGGAACTCTACAAGGTATGGATATGATAAGAGCAGAGTTCCAGGACCTTATTATGGATATGCAAGAGCGAGTAGGAAGGTGGCGTATATGGTTCTATGACAATACAGACAGAGGCATCGTTGCAAGTTTGTATATCACATACGACGACGAAAGACTTTTGGCAAAGACCACAGAGGTTCAGCGAGACAGCCTACTAAACAAACTTGGAATATGATACTATAACTAATAGCTTTATTCAATCTACATACAAAGAGCCGACCAAAACAAAAGGTCGGCTTTTTATATTTTAGAAAAAGGACCAGAGATGGACGCAGAAAAAGTAATGGACGGTATAATAGACGAAATCTATTCTCTTACAGGAGAACTTGCCGCAAATGTAAAAGCAGAGCAGTATGAAATTGCTGCCATACTCAAAGTGGATATAGAGGATATGCTCCACAAGATAGCAGACAATCTTATTGAGAAGAAACTAACCACTCTACAAAGAGAGCAACTTGACTTCTACCTCGCAGAAGTAAAGCATTCCTTTTTGATTGACTGGTTTGAGGTTATGGAAATGGAACCACCAGAAAGAGAACATAAATAATATATAGAATATGAGAAAGCCAAAAACAACAGAAGCAAACAAACAAGCATTCCTGAAAGCTTATTCGGCACACCTTTGCATTGTAAAGAAAGCGTGTGAGACCATTGGTATTAGCAGAACACAATACTACTTTTGGTTGCAAGACGACGAAGCATTCGCAAAGGCTATTGAGGACGCAGAGGCAGGACAAATAGAGTTCGTAGAAGACGCACTTCTAAAAAGAATAAAAGAAGGTAGCGACAGTTCTATTCAGTTCTACCTGAAAACAAAAGGTAAAAAAGCAGGGTATGGGACACAACTCGACATAACTTCTAACGGGCAGTCCTTGGCGATACCTAACATAATAGAACTAATAGAAGTAAAAAAACAAAATGACAAAGATGAAAATAAAGGAGAAGTATAAGAACTTATACCACAACGGTATTACATACAATTTAGGTAATATGAGCGAAGAGAAACTCAAAAGAGTTTGGGAAACTAACCCAGATTTGAGATATGCTTTTGAGGATGAACCAGTAAAGTTTGACGAAGGTTTGATAGACATTGGTATAGACACACCTGAAAAGTTTGACGCGCAAATAAAGAAGGTCGTTTCAACACGAACAAAAAAGAAGTAATATGAATTGTCAACCTTACAGATAAAACACACACCGGTATTCGCCAAAAACTGGAAGTCGCTCAATGACCCGAACATTAGGTTCGTAGTCAATCAAGGAGGAACTCGTTCCAGCAAGACATATTCCTTATGTCAACTCGTAGTTGTTTACTGTTTGCAAAACCCTGGCAAGACCGTCTCAATAGTTAGACGGTCTTTTCCAGCTTTGCGAGCCTCTGTAATGAGAGACTTCTTTGAGATAATGAATACCCTGGGCCTCTACGAGGAGGCCAGTCATAGAAAGGTAGAAAACATATACAACTTTCCAAATGGTTCTTGTGTAGAGTTCTTTTCATTAGACGACGCACAAAAGGTGAGAGGTCGTAAACGAGACCTGCTATGGGCCAACGAAGCAAACGAACTTGACTTTGAGGATTACAACCAGCTGAACTTCCGAACCAGTGAGAAACTATTCTTTGATTTCAACCCGTCGGATGACGAACACTGGCTATACGACATACTCGCAAAAGAAGACGCGGTGCTAATACACTCAACCTACAAAGACAATACATTTCTACAACCTTCTCTTATCAAAGAGATTGAGGACCTTATAGAAGTAGACCAAGACTACTACAACATATACGCATTAGGTCTGCCAAGCAAATCAAATCACACTATTTACAATCACCATAAAACTTACATTGACGAATTAGAAAGATATGACGAGACCATATACGGTCTTGACTTTGGATATAAACACCCTGCTGCTCTAATCAAAGTGCAGTTCAAAGAAGATATGTCATTTGTCAAAGAGGTGCTATACGAGACCCACCTGACTGCGGAAGACCTTGTAGAAAGGATGAACTCATTAGGCATACCAAAGTCTGCTCCAATCGTCTGTGATTACGCGAGACCAGAGATTATTGAGGACCTACTTCGTGCTGGCTACAACGCTCTACCTGCAATCAAAAATGTCCTGGAAGGAATAAATGCTGTGAAACAATCAAAACTATTCTACCATTATGAGAGCAAGAACTTGGCTAAGGAGTTCCGAAACTACAAATGGAAAAGTGCCGGTGATAAACTACTTGACGAACCTGTAAAACTATTTGATGACGCGATGGACGCGATGAGGTATGCTATACTATGGTATAAAAAGAACGGTATGAAAGGTTCTGGTGGTTGGTCGTTTATGTCCTTTTAGAACAAGGGAAACACTGAAATATAATATATATAGTATATGAGTGGAAGAGATTGGAAAAAGCACATAGACACCTTTATTGGAAGGAATTGGAAGTTTATTGAGGAGTGTGCGAATAATATAATGAAAGGAAAAAAGAACAATGCAGGAGACCTATTAGGCGAACTTTGTTTGTTCCTATACGAACAACAAGATAAGGTGGTTCCATACTGTGCCAACGACAATTCACTAAAAGCGTTTTGTTTGAGTTGGATGAAACTACAAGCACAATACCCGAGCACACCGTTCAATCGTAAATATACACCGAACGCACAAGCAGAGGAAATGCCAGATGTTCCTACAAGCGATGAAACGGTTCCAGAAGACGAATACATACAAGACCTACGACGCGTCTATACAGACGAACAGGTTGACAAGATACTAAAAATACACGATATATACCCAGGCCTGTCAAAAGTTCATAAGATACTTTTTCAGGCTTATTTTATTGAGGGGCTTTCATACGACAAGATAAAGGACAGATATGACTTTTATCGCACCGACAAGAACGGAAAGAAGATACACTACAAAAGCAAGAAGTCAATCTATAACCTAATGAAAGAACTAAAAGACGAAATAAAGAAAAACTTATGATTTACTATAACGAAATGCCTGACCTTGAAAAAGCATACGAAAGAACTATAAGACAGATTGCTAAATACCCACTCAACGAGCATAGCAAACTCGCTATTGAATTGCTACTGAAAAGAACAAAAGCAAAGAGACGAAAACAAAAAATAGAAAACTTATGGGATATGAAATAATAATGTTGGCGTGTGTTGGCGTCCTTTTACAATGTGCTGAACCAATTATACTAATGAAAAGATTTTTAGGGTTTGAGGAAGAGAAGTATGACACCTACTCAAAAGAAAAGAGGTTCTTTCACAGACTTCTTTATTGTGCTATGTGTCTTACCTTTTGGGTTGGACTTGCTTTTACTTGGGACTTTGGTATCTCCGTAATAGGTTCTGTCCTTGCAGCCTACATACACAAAAAGATAAACGAATAATATGAACGAGCAAGAAAAACAATTGGCTGCACTAATGGCAGAACTCGAAGGTAAAGAAAGAATAGAGGCAGAACAATGCACTCGTTTATTCAACCTACACAACTTCTTTTTTACAGACCTACCAGAATACAACAAAAGTTGTCCTGCTTGTAGAGAAAGAGTATGGAACAGAATGAAGAAGTTCTGGTCCGACAAAAACACAAAAAGATAAAAATATATTTATAGTATGAAAGCGAAACAAAAGAGTTGGAAAGATATGACCCTCGCGACGGCGAAAGAACTAATGCAGTTAGAGAAGCAAGCAGAGAGTATAGACCCTATTGATTTCATTATTGAAAGAGTTGCCCTTCTTGATAACAGAGACCCTGCCGAAGTAGAGAACCAAACACCTGAAAAGATTTTTCAGCAGAACGATGCTTGGTCTCTTTCTAAAATGCCTGTTGCTAAATTTACACCGTGGACTAAAATAGACGGTAAAGAATATGGTATATCACCACTTGACAAGATTACATTGGCTCAAATGGTTGATATAGAAGAATACTACAAAGGCGGATTAGAGCAGAACATTGACAAGATTATATCAATACTCGTTCTTCCTGTTGCAGATAAAACTATTCTTGGAAAAAGAACATTAGAAGAATACCAGTATGACGACGAACGAGTAGAGGAGGTTAGAAAACTTGATATGGAGTTCGTTTGGCAGAACATACTTTTTTTTTGGACTGGCGTAGAGACATACATATCAAGTTTCAGGGACTATTTAGCGGAAGTGGCGAAGACGACGACGACGGAGATGCAGATGCCAAACTTGCTGAATATGATGAGGGAGTTCAACCAGGTTCTAACAGGAAAACAATCTCCGACGCAAAAAGAGACGCAGGACAAGACCTGAACCAGAAATGGGGTTGGGTCGGAGTTATATACAGCCTATGTGGTGGTGATATAACAAAGACAGAGGCAGTGGTGTCAAAACCCGCAATTGAGTGCCTCGTATGGCTTAGCTACGAAAAAGAAATGGAAATAAGAAAATGAGTTTCACATACAATCAAATACTAAAAGAGATAGAGACAATCGCAATGGCTAACCCGTTCATAAAAAGGTTTGGCTCAGGTGAAATCTCCGACATAGAGACTGACGGTCCAAATTCGGAACTATACCCTATGTGCTGGGTAGTTCCTCAACAAGTAGAAATAGGAGATAATGATATGGTCTACCTTCTTCGTATATTGGTGTTTGACATTGACGACACAGACGATAGCAAACAACAAGAAATACTTTCCGATACTTTACGAACTCTACAAGATATAATAAAGATTTTTAGAAACTATAACGACGCATACGCATTGGAAGGCAGACCTACTTGCTTTCCTTTCACACATAGGTTCGTTGACTACAACACTGGCTGGTGGTCCGATATGAGAATAACAACAGAGCTGGCGAACAACCCTTGTGAATACCCAGAGTAATGGCAGTAGACAACATATACAAAACACTTGAAGGAATAGGTAAAACTATTGTTGAGGAAATGAAAGCAATCATACAGACTGGTTATATGGGCCGTCCTGCTATTGCTTCTGGTAAACTTATCAACTCAATAGACTACGACATACAAGTTCAAGACGGTGTTTGGACCCTCGTAATAGAATACGCAGACTACGGCAAGTGGGTAAACAATGGTAGAAACCCTGGAAGATTTCCACCAAAAGCAGCGATTGAGAACTGGGTTAGAATGAAAGGCCTTCCTCAAAAAGCAGTTTGGCCTATTATGGTAAAGATAAAGAAAGGTGGTTTCTACTCAAAGAAAATCGCAATGGTTAGAGGAACAGATAAGACAACTGGTAAAACAGGTCAAAGCACCATATACAGCACACCTGTGAAAGGACTTCACTTTACAAGTCCATTAGATAAGAATTTAGAACTTTCCTCTTTACATAAAGAACTTGGTGTTGCGTTTCACGATTACATACAAGAAGAGTTTGATAAAATAAAAAAAGAAATAGGAACGAAATGATAACACCTGTAAAATACCCATACACCGGACTTTGGGCCAACTATAACGGAGTATACAATGGTCTAAACTTTATAGTTGACAGCGACCAGAAATATGTTCCTGGGTTCCGATATATCTGTGAGATTTTCGCAGGTTATGGTCCTACTATACAAAACACATTATCAAAAGTTGGTGAGTTGAGACACAACCCTGACATATCATACAACAACCAAGGCGTGTTTGATGTAGGTAGAGTATTAGAAGACTTTCTTACATACAATCTTGCTTGGAACGCATTAGGTCTAAATGATAATAAAAATCACTATAAGAAATACTATTGTAATTTTGGTGAGGAGAAAGCAAGAACTTCAAAAATCTCAAAGATAGAAAATGGTGCTGGAAAGTTTATGATAACTCTGGCAACACCACACGATATGCAATCTACTTATTGGTCTGCTCTAATACAAGGAACTTCATTGGGTCAACTAAATGAACCATATGCAGTCTTACAAGCTCTTTCACCTATTACATTTACGGTAGCACTTCCTTATCAATCAGGAGTTAGTTGGGATAATGCTTACATTATACAAGGAGCATACGCGAGTGGTGGCTTACAAACCTATACAGGTGCAGACGGAATGACATACTACTTATTTAGACATGCTGGTGGTGGTGATGACGCTGCTTATGCTGATGTAGGCGACGGTATCGTAGTTTATTCTACTGACCCAGGAAAGACTTTCGTTCAAGGAAGTTGGCAGATACTTGACAAATACTATGATAGCAACTCCGAGAGTTTTGTCTATAAGACGAATATGCCTTATGTAAATAATATGAACGGAGTTCCAGTTCACATATTTCCACAATCTACTATACAAAGAAAGAACTTATGGACTACAAAACTTGACAACGCTACCGCATTCAATGCCGTATTCCAATACGAAGACATACTTGATTACGATGTAAAGCCTTATGCCCCATATCAAAATACCAATCCTGTTCCAACTACACTTGCGAAGTTTCTTACATATAGACCAAGAACTAAAATGCAAATGTGTCTTTCGGACTATTACTCTCTTGGATTTTTAGGTCAAGACGGTATGCCAGTAAATGGTATGTCAAGAAAGTTTGCGACTAATACAATGGGTGCTTGTGTAGAAGTATGGACCAAATCAAAGCCAACTCCTATATCAACAACAGCCACAGGTAATAGCATAACAAACGGAGGCACTATTATCAATCTTGGTGCAAAATATGCCAACTATACCGCTATAATACTTCCTGGAAGTGCAACAAACGATTTCACAGCAGGAAGTTATATTACCGTTTCTTTTTGGACCAAAGTAGGTTCTACTTGGTCGCCAGGAACATATACAGGAAGAATAATCAAATCACTAATCGCACCAGCAACTGGCTTCGTAATACTTATTGACAAAGTGTGGGGTTCTACACAACAATCTGGCACTTCACACCAATGGACGATAACTGTTACACAAAGAGTTATATTGAGACCATACGACTTTTCTCTTGACGGAAATTCCGATACAAGATTAGAAAAACAACCAGCGGTTCAGGCACCAAGGTGGGAACTTGGTATGGGTCCAAAGAACTTGGCACTAAACAACTGTCAAGAGTTTCAAACAGACGATGTAATAAAATACTTTGTTTACTTATTAGGATACGATGCTAACTTACAAACTAATACAACACTAAACTCTTGCCTTCAAAAATATGTAAAAGCAAGTGAGACTTGGGAGATAGAGATTGTTCCTTGTTGTTCTACATACACACCATATACGGTATTCTGGTTGA